TATAGACCCTAAAATTAAAAGTGAAAATTATTTGATATACACAGAGAACGAGGGGGAGGGATTTAAGGTTATTGGGGGTTACAGTTATGAAGATTTCTTAGACATTAAGAGGCGTGGCTGGTTTGACCTGTTTGATGGTTTTAGTCCAAATATACAGAGAATACACCCAGCAGTTATTTTTTACACAGCCTGTATCGATGGATGGGACTTCATTTTAGACAAAATGAACAAAGGAAAATGGAAATATGGCACTGATAATTAAACCAAGCAAATATAAAAAATTTATAGAAGATAATTTTTTGATTCTCGATAGAGAAGGACAGGTTCCCGTTCCTTTTAGATTTAATAAGGTTCAGGAATTATATATGGAACTTCTTGAAAAGGACCACCCAGACATGGAGGGAGTAAGAGAAATTATACTTAAGGCTCGTCAGCAAGGTTTTTCTTCTCTTGTTTTGGCTTTGTTTGCGGTTGATTTTATTTTAAGACCACATTCTATATCAATCTGTATCTCCCACAGGAAGGATGCCACAGAACTTTTGTTTAGAAAGGTAAAGTTTTATCTAGAAAGTTATTTAAAAAGGTTGGTTTTATTACATCTACAAAAAACAGGACAATGGAACGACAAATGGGAAGAAGAAACAAAAAAAGCAACAGTAGAACATCTTTTTACCGAGTGGAATAAAAACTTCTTTAAGTCTGATAACAAAAATATGATAGAAAACGCTACCAATGGGGCAATGTTTTATATTGGTACGGCGGGTACAAAGGTTGGAGGTCGAGGAGGTTCTGCAAGAAACATCCATTTCTCTGAGGCGGCCTTCTATCAAGACACAGAACTTATTACTGCACAGGAAATTATAGTTGGTACTACTCAGCAGGTCCCTCAAGGACACGGTATGGTTTTTATAGAGTCAACTGCTAATGGTGAAGGAAATTTCTACCATGCAGAATGGGAAAGAAGTCAGCCCGGTGGAAACGGTTCTGTTTATATTCCAAGGTTCTTTGGTTGGCAAGAGTTTTATTCTCAAGACTGGGTTGATGAAAAGAAAAAGGAATTTCCAAATGAAAAAATGTGGAAACAGGAATACCCAGGTAATCCAGACGAAGCTTTTATTACTTCTGGAGAACCATTTTTTGACGTAATGATGTTGGATGCAATGCAGAAAGAAAGGATTGTTCCCGTAGAGTTTGGAAGAATACTTCCAGATGGAAATATGCAATAAAATTATGAATGATACAAATGACAGAGTAGGAAGTTTTAGTTTTAATCAACATTACGCTTGTCGTATTTACAGAAAACTAGACATAGGAGAACAAACGGTTATTTTTGCCGACCCCGCAGATAGCCAAGATTTTTGTGCTGCCGTTGTTTTTTCTAAGAAATATAGGGACTATCCTATAGTCTTTAACGAGATTATGGAGTCTTCTCAGTTTGGATATGAGTTAAATAATCTTGCGAAATATATTCAAACAAGAACAAGTGTTTGGCCAAGAATGGCAGTAGAAAGAAATACAGGACAAGCAACAATTTTCGTTTTACAACAACTTAATTATCCTGATATGTTTAGGATGGTTGATTTTGCATCTACCAACCCCCATGAAGGTGGAAGTATTGGCTGGGTAACAACAGGAAGTATTTCAGGTGGTGAACTGCGTGGAACAAGAAGAAAGATGCTTGATGATTTAGCCCTTTCTATTAAACAAGGACAAAGCAAATTGTACGACGTAGAACAAATAAGACAAATGAAAGCTTTTGTCATAGTTAAGGGTCGCGCGCAGGCGAGAGCAAACTCTCACGACGATTTGGTTATGGCAACCGCAGGGGCGTTGCAGGTTGCAGAATTAACCCCAGATGCAGACTTTGGAGAATATGACCCAGAAGCATTAAGGCAACAACGCGAGAAATGGCGTTTCCGCTAGTCCTGTATTATTTATTATGAAAAAAGGAGAAAACTTAAAACTGTTTAACAAAAAACGTATAGGAAGAACTTACGAGGATATCTTTGGTGCAGAAAAAGCAAAAATTATGAAAGAAAAGATATCTAAAGCTGTCCGTGAATATTCTTTAAAGATTGGAAGAATTCCACCTTCCAGGAAGGGAACAAAAGATTCTGTTTTGACAAGGGAAAGAAAAAGTATTGGGCATAAAGGTATTAATGTTTGGACTAAAAAATTATGGCAGGACGGGAAAATTCGTCCAAAAACAATTAAAAAATTTATGGAGTCCATGTTTAAGAGACCAACAAGTCTAGAAAAAGAGATGATATTTTTAATTGAAAAAAATAAACTTCCTTATAAATATGTAGGTGATGGTTCTTTTTGGATAGGTAGGGGAAATCCTGATTTTATTAACACAAAAGGGGAGAAAACTTTAATTGAGGTTGGAAATGTGTTTCATCATCAAAACAATTACGAAGAAAAAAGAAAGAGTTACTTTGAGAAATATGGTTGGAAGAGTTTTATTTTTATTGGAAATCATCTCGACGAGAAAAAGGTATTAGAAACAATAGGGGTAGAGAAATAAACATGGCAAAGAAAAAAATAATTGACACAGATTACTATGCAGTTTCAAAGTATAACGAGGACTCTTTTACTCAATTACTTAAACATTTTAGACCAGAACTTTTTGTTCTTTCTGACTTACTTGATTCTACTGGAATTAATTATTTGGTAATTTATCAGGTAATTAGGCATCTTAATAATATTGCAATGGGAAATAAATACGGAAATGTGACAGCTCAAGTTGAAAATGGAATTGTTACGTTTGTTAGGGGGGAAGAGTCTACAAAGTTAAACGAGGATTTAATTAGAAGAAAGCCTGTATTGACAACATCT